CACGAAGTCAAGCGCGGCCTTGATCGTCGCCACCTCGCCGAGCTCGGTTCGAAGATACGCAACGACCGCGTCAATCGCCCGCTCCTCCAAGTCCCACGGATATGCGTTCATGTCGGCACCACGTCCTTTTCAGCACGTTTGAATTCAGAGCCAAGCGTCTTCGTCGCCACCTTTGTTTTCTTCGCTGCAAGCCTCGGCGACTTGATGCCAAACTCGCGTTCCATCTTCTTCGCCACCTGCGCCATGATTTGATTGGACGCCGCCGCAGCCGCCATGCCTTCGACTCCTGCAGGCGTGACGGCACGAATGTAGTTGAGCCTGTTAGCCATGATAAGCCCGCAGCCCTTCGGCGTAGTGATTGAATACAACGATGTCGCGTTCGGGATCGCCTTCCCGTCGCGCAGTTTCTTTATAGACCAAAACCAAGACCGCTTCGCAAGCCCACGCGCCGCGATGTTCTTCAAAACGTCCTCCCACGAATAATTTGAAAGTTCGTTCTTCGGCCTGACAGCGAAATCTGGAACTTTCACCGGAACGTCGCGACCGCCCCAGATCTCGGCATACTTGTATGAAACGTTGTTTGGAGTCGTTCCGGTTTTGACCTTGCGCCGCGCCTCGGCCTGCTTGGTCATTCTCCGCGCCGACCGCGCCATGTAGATCATGGCCATCTCGCAAGCCTGACGCCCGGAACGCCCGCAAATCTCAATCCCGGCCATCATTGCGTTGACGAGCGAAACGTCAATCTGCTTGTTCCAGTCGCCTACCGCCGTAAGTGCAATGTCTCTATACTCGCCCATGTCATCCGCCCTCGTTCGGTCTTGTCGCAGTGAATCGGAACGTCGTGCAGGCCCGCGCAGAGTCGATTGTAGGCGTCTGCGGGTAGACGCGCCTACCGTCAACCGTGCATGGAACGTCAAGCGACACGTCGCCAATTTCCGAATACAATGCGCGGGCTTCTCCTCCGACTGGCTGGCTTAATCCGCGCCCTGTCACTTCTATTTCGGAGGAATATTTGACGATTCCCATGCACGATTTATCGCCAGATGTAATTGCCGTGCCGCCGCCAAGTGCGGCACGAACGGCCCTGAACGCTGCTTCGACTGGAGTTTTGAGGAGCATGGAAAAGAGTCCATTCCGTGAAGGCTGCGCCCGGCGGTTTCGAGGCCGGAATGGACAACCGCCTAATTCCTACTCGCTGACCATCGGGAATACGATCATCGCTGAAACGGCGTTCGTGGAGCCCGTCTGCGCAACGACAGCGCGAACGTATTTCTTGAGCCGATTTGAATCGATGAGAACGCGGTCTGGGGCCGCGTTTGTGTAGGCGCCCGACTTGCTGACCTTGACCGCCTCCGCATTGATGTTCGTCACGGTGTACCAGCCGGAGCTGCTAGCCGCCGACGTTTGCAGGGTCACGCTTGCGACGTGCCCGGTTTCGGTGTTCGTCGCCCACTCCGCGAGGAAAGCGGCGTTGCCCTTGTACTTTGACACGTCCACGGCGGGGCCGTCAAGCGCGTCATCGACGACGGGGTTGATCAACTGGACATAGCTCATCCTGTTGGCGTCCTGCGCGAACGCGACCGCGCAAACGGCGAGCATGGCGAATGTGATAATTTTCTTCATTTCGTTTTCTCCAATTTGCGGCGAGGCCATTCACGACCTCGCCGCCATTGCGGTTAGGCCGATTAGTTCGTGACGGCGGCGTTGTAGGCGAGAGCCTGACCGAGGCGAACCATAACGTCAACGTCCTGAAGCCCGACCAGCCGAAGCCCGCCGGACGACGAGAGAGTCGCCGTGTCCATGTTCAGATCAATGCCCGCGCCCCAGACGCCAACGACCACCGTGGAGAAGTCGCCGAAGAACAGCGAATTCGCACCCACGTCTTCGCTGACGAAGTACGGGAACCCCAGGCAGGTCTTCGACTGGAAGTCGAGCACCTTCTCGGCCTTCGCCGTGCCGTCCGTGAACGTGCCCGCGAGCTTTTGCCACACTTTGCCCGTCATCGCCCACCGCTGCCCATCTGCCTCCGCGTTGTCCGCGAGGATGTTCCCGGGGAATCCGAGCAGTTCGGTATAGGTCGGCGCACCCGTCGTCACGCTGGGGTTGTTGATGCCTGCCGCCGCCGTGATCGCGGAGGGCTGTCCGTCGTTTCCGGTGCCGCAAAACACGGCAAGCTGGAGCGTCCGGGCGAGTCTTTCCGTGATCTCGTTGCGGATGAAATCCTCGGCGGACGGCGTCGACTGGAGCAGCATGAGGCGCGAGATGTCAACCATCACACCGGACGTGTGCGGAGTCCCGTTCACCTGCCCGAGCGTCGGAGTACTGCCAGTGATCGCGGTCGCCTCGGCAACCCAGTACCCGGTCGCGCCTTCGATCATTTTAGGGATGGCGATGTTGCCCGTCAACCCGGTCATGAACCGGACGCCGAGAGGCCCGAGGATTGATTTCGAGCGAAGCACGTCGATGTATTGCGACCCGTCGAGCACCGTGCCGACCGTGGCGGACGAAGTGCCGCTGACGGTGAGGGTGCGATTGGCGAGGACAGCATGAGGAATTACAAACTGCCCGCCGCGCTTGGAGCCAAGCCCCTGACGACGGCATTCGTCGTTGATCTCGTCCTCGAATCCGCAATCTACTTTCAGCCCAGCGGCGCGACGTAGCACGTTTAGCACGGAATACTTCCGCACGACCTTCTCCTCGGTTTTCACGTCGCCGCCGATGATAGGCTGCCCCTTCGCCTCTGGGACGGGCGGCTTGGCGGCCTTGAGTTCGATTACCGTCTTGCGCTCCTTTGCAAGGTCGGCCTCCTGCTTCTCGACAATCATCGTGTCGAGGGCGGCGCGAGCTGATGCGGCGTCGGCCATGTCGATGGATTCAACCTTGGCGGCGTCAATGCCGTACTTAGCGGCGCGAGCAAAAAGCTGCGCGATTTCCTTTGGATTCATTTTTCTGATTTCCTTTTTTTGCGCATCCGCCGATTTGACGGCCGCGCCAATTTCGGCGGCGCGATTTACGCCGACGGTCGTATCTGCCGGGACGGGCTCAAAGCTCGCTTCGTATGGCGTCCAAGACATGGCCCGTACCACCGGGATTCCGTCCTTGACTCCCTCTGCGCGATAGGACTTCGGCGCGACAACGTATCCAACGCTGACGTTGCGCCGCAGTCCATTCATTGCATCCCTCCCAATTTCCTGCGCCCGGCTGCCCGAGCAAAATTCAACACGTCCTCCGAGCTTCCGGTTCTCGATCTTCGGGGCGGGGATAAGCCCGATCTGGTCGCCGAAGTGACGGTCGAGGACGACAAGCCCGTCTTTGCATCGGCTCATATCAACGGAACCATCGCCGTGGTCGAGCACCTCATACACGCGCTCCCACTTGTCGTCAATCATGGCGACTGTCAGGACGGGCTCCTCGCTCGAAACGCTCATCGACACGGAAACAGCATTGTCGCCCTCCGCCCGCCTGATCTCGATTGTGGCCGCCCGAATCTGGAGGTCGGGATAGTCGTCCGTTTTCTTTTCACTCTTCATTTTCGTTGTCCTCGCTTTTCTCCGCGACTGGCTGCGATGCGATCATCAGTTTTGCGGCTTCCGCCGGAACGCCCGCCGCCGTTAGAAGCGCGACCGCCGCCGCCTCCGCGATTCCGCCGTTGGCGTATTCCTGCACGACGAGCAACGCAGAAGAGATCTGCGCGGCGTTGAGAATCGGCACGGACTCCTTCGTGCTGCCACGCAATGCAACTTCCTCGCGCTTGATCTGCTCCACGTTGTCGAAATAGTCGGTGCCCATGTCCGCCGCGATATCGGTATTTGATTTCCAACGCTGATTGACGGCGATAACGGAAGACGCGATATCCTTCATGGGGTCAACCCACATCCAACGACGCCCACGAAATTCATGCTCTGCGAATTTGTCGATCTTTGAGGCTGGCAGTTGGCCGGAAATCGACAACGACAAAAACGACTTAAGCCACGCCATGAACTGAACGGTCTTCATCTGCGAAATCATCGTCTGTTGGATGACTTTCCAGCCGTCCCGCTCGCTGATCGTCCCGGCGCGAACGGAAGAAAATGAAACTCCAGCCCAGTCGTTTGCGAAATTGGCATATTCAAGCCCGAAGCCGCAAGCCACGTCGCGGAGCATCGACACCTTGAACGCCGTCAATTCCCGGTTCGGATGCGCCGGGGTATGCACCTTCATCGAATAGCCACGCGGCACGATCTCGGATTGACCAGGCTCCTTGTCCGCCGTCAATGCCGCCGCAGCGTTGACGTTCGCCGGGTCGCTCAAATCGACAAACTCGTCCGGGCTCGCGTTCGCGTCCGCAGCCTCGTAGGTGCGGACGGTACACGCCTCGTCACGCGCCGCAGTCAACTCGGCGCGGTCATACTCTTCCAGCATCTTGAGCTTGACCATCGCCGCGTGTCCCCATGGAATTCCGCGAGGCTGCCCCTCGTCGTCCTGCGTGAATCCGTGAATCATGTCTGCGGCTTCGATTGGGACGCGCCTACCGGTCGCCTTGTCGAATTCGGAAACTGCGGACGGCGGCGCGATGAACCAGTATCGCACCGGGCGACGGGTCACCATGTCAATCTCGATTCCGGCGTGAATCATCGTTCCATGTCCGGTATCGGCGACATTGTATTTTTCATCGCACCAATCCGGGCGCAACATTCGGAATGAAATGCCGTATGGATTAGGAGCGTTGCGGACTATCTGAATGAAGTACTCGCCATCCCGCGCCCACGTCTTCGCGGCCAATCTGTCCATCTCGGCCTCGGTCTTCACGCCGGAAAAGTCGAACCACGTCTGCCCGTTCGAGGTGTCGCGGTAGGTGCAGAATTTCCACCAATGCGCCTCGATGAATTTCGCCGCCTTCTGGTCGAGCGTGGTTTCTCCGTTGTGCGTGTCGTGCGGCTGGCTTTTAAGGACGAACCCCTCACCGACGACGTTGGTTTCGATCAGCTGAAGCCACCGCCGGAAGTGCGGATTGTTCTTCGCCATTTCCCGCGACCGTGATCTGATCGTGTGTAGGTTCTGCGAGATTTCCTGCGGGGTGAATCCGCCATCATACCTCCATGCCGCGAGGAGCCTGTCCACGACTGCGGCCTGGAATCCGCGCACGGCGACCTGCCCGACGCGGCGACCTGCACTCTTTTTGCGAGCGAACCAACTCATTACAAAAACCTCGACAGGATTCTGCGCGGCGTCCGGCTCCCGGTTTCCTCGCCGAGCTTGCGTTCAGCAAATGCGCGGATCGACACGAGGTCGGCGGTGCCGCGATAGGACATAGAGACGCCGTCAACCGTGATCGACCCGTTCGGCGATGTCGCCACCGTCAGCATGGCGGCATCGACGGCGGCTATGACCGCGCTCCACGACGACGCCCGTAGCGGCGATGCGCGGACGTACATCTCGCCATCATCGACGACATGGACGCGCCCGCCGACCGTAAGAAAGGCGGCGTAGAAGATTCGCCCGTACCACGCCAGCGTCGTTGAGGATGGGATGGTAAGAGTCCATCCTGTGTTTGTTGTGTTGGCAACGGCGGCTATGGTAGCGGGCGAAGATGGTGAAGCGAATTGATATGACAGGGTCGCGCCGCTTGCAGGCGTGTACCCTGGGACGAAGATGTCGTCCTTCGCCTCTGCGGTGTTTGCAGATGCAATCCAGATGGTTTCGCCGCCTATGATTGACGATGGAATCTGCCCGGCTATTCTGTCCATGCCCCCATTAACGCACGGAAGGCAGCCAACGTCAATATGGCGTCATGAATTAGTTGCGAGTGGCGTAACTACTTGTTTAGGCGTTCATATTCTTCGACCGCCTCGGCTCGAACGCAAAGTTTCTCAACTTCGTATTCCGTCATATCTCGTCCTGCCGCAAGTTTCGCACCGCACCTGGCGCAAGTTCGATACTCAAGAATCTTCCTTCGCACAGGGTCGATATGTCGTCCATTGTCCATACGTGTACAGCCCGAGCACACCGGGCAGACCGTCGGCGCATTGGCTTGGATATACCGCCTCGGCGTGCATGTCCTCCGCACAGGGTCGCGGTTCTCCGGCGCCGGGTCGCGTGTCGTTACCTCCGGCATTGATTGATTGGCCGTCTGATTGTCCATGTCCGTCTTTTTCCTGCGTCCCATTTTACTACCCTCCTATCCTATCCTATCGTGATACAACCTTCCCGTTAACCACAACGGAAACCGTCTTTGATTTTTTGGACGGCCCTGACGCCGCGCCTCCAGTACCAATGCCGTTCCATCCGGCGAGCGCGTAAAACATCGTATGCACGTCCCCTGCATCGTGCGGCGCGTTTGGGGTTTGCGTCCAGTTATACACCATGCGCCCGGCAATCTCTGCCTTGCCGTTCAACTTCTCCGCGCATATTTGCGCCGCCCATTCGTCATGACGGCCTGCAAACAGCGAACAAGAACCCGGTGCGCCGATTGTTCCAAGCCATGCAAGATGTGCGACCTCGCGGTAGAAGTCCGCGTCGAAGCATAACCATTTGGCGCGGGTCTCTTTGTCATAGCATTCGTAAACGCCATTGCGCACCATGCCGACTCGGGTTTTGACATGCGGGTTGTAGGTCTTCCCGGCGCGTCCGGTCATGGGGATGCACTTGAGGCCGCATTCCTTTTCAGAGATGAGCGAAAATTTTAGGACGGCGGAGAACTGCGCCCCTCCGGCATCGACGCCCCAATGGTTTGGCCGGCAAGGCAACGCGGCGAGCTGTCTGCCGTGCAGGACGAGAGCCTCGAACAACAGCCGCTCTTTTTCAGCCGGGGTTTTTTTGGAGTCAATCGGCAATGGCGAATCTTTGAAAAATCCGTAAGCAACTACGCCGTTCCGCTGATCCCCGCCGAACGCATCGACGCCCCACGTAAACGCATACGAGGGATTGAGGTCGGTTGCGGCCACGACAAGGCGCGACCATTCGGGCACGTAGAACGGCGGTCTGTCGTGATCCGTGCGGGCGATGATGTGCTCGGGCTTCAAGGCGTAGACCGACACGCCCTCCTTGATTGGCTCGTTCTGCCGTTCGGCCATGAACGCCGATTCGCCCAGGTCGTAGAAGTCCCACATTGCCGCGAAGAGCGCGTCGGGGTCGCCCGGGCGAACGTCGTCGCCGACATGGTATCGCTCGTTCCACGACACCGACATGCCCGCCGTCATCTCGGCCTTGTGCGCCCTGTAGTACGCCCGCGCCTTTTTTCCGCCGTCTAGGTTTTGCAGGCCGTCCAAGCGTTCGGCGTTCCACTCGTCCCACATCGCCCGGACTGTGGAATCCTTCTCTGCCCATCCGTCCGGCCACGTCGTTATTTGGCCGATCTTGATTATCTCGGTTCCCGGGCGCGTCAATAGATGTTCTGAAACGTCGCCGATGTTGACGCACGTCACAGCCGCCATGACGGTCAAGCGGCGGCGCGGCCCGGCAAGCGAACGAATGCCATAGTCGATCTTCTTAATGACCTTCTTAACCAGGGCTTCCGAGTCTGCCGTCTTCTCGTCTTGCGGGTCGTCAAGCAAGGCAACGTCCGGGCGCAACGTCTCGCCGCTCAACAGCCCGACGTTCAAGCCCTTGATGCTGCCATTCATCGACGCCCCTGCAAGAGCGCATTGCTTCATCCGCCTTCCGGTCGTCGGCTCCTGCACGTCTGGCAAAATGACAAGCCCGCGCACCTTGCGCACGTCGCACCCAGCCTTTTCCTCTGGGTCAAGCTTGCGTAAGATCCCTTTGAGGCGAGTGGACTGCACCGACTCAATGAACGGCGCACACTGGCACGGATAGTCTGCAGCCAACCGTTCGTTGCCGGACAACGCGCCTAGCCATTGGTCGAGCAACTCCGCGCCCGCAGAAGCCTTCCAGCCGATGACAACTGGAAAGCGCGTCAAGCCCGTCAAGACGCCGAACAAGGCCATGCCCCATAGCAACGACGTCTTGCCGAATCCACGCGGGGCCGCGTCCGTGATCGACGTTCCGGTTGTCATGGCCCTGATACATGCGCTGATGATCTGTTTGTGAACGTCGCCGAATGCCAGCGGGAAGCGGTCGGGCAGGTACCATTGAAGCCATTTCGCCGGATCTTTCTCAAGGCGTTTGCGGCGCTTCGCGTCTTCTGGGTCGGCGTAGGGAACAAGGCGGTCGCGATTTCTTAGGTTTCTAATTCTCTCGGAACAGGATTTTGCATCTTTTCCGTTTATCAGCTTTTCAAGTTGTCTTATTCCTGCAAGCTTCTCCGATAATGTTTTTTCCTCGTTTCTAAGGCGACGGCCAGCCATTGCCTCGATTCGGCTTGGCTTTATCCCCCTCCTTATTAGCGCATCAACTTCTTTATCGGATAATTCTGGCATAGCTTTTATATTAAGCTGTCAAACAGTCCTGCTTGCCGTGGTTTCAAAGCATTAAATTCGTCTTTGAAAAAATCTTCTTTTCTCAAGCCCATCGCCTTGCCTTTTGCAGTGTGGCAATCGAATGCATATTCTGGAATGTTTTGCATTGTTTCTCTTGCCGATGATAGCATTTCTGTGATCTCACGAACTGATATGTTCATCTTGTCATATACAAGGTTGGTCAAGTGGTCTGCATCCCTTGATTTTTGCGCTTGCGAAAGAAGTATTACAGCCTTCCCGATGAAAACACGCCCAGCACCTTTTTTGTGTGCATTAATTTCTTTCCACGCCTCGTACAATGCCCAAATTTCCTTTGTTATGATTCCGTAACAGTCTTCAGCACTGATTGTTAAAAGCCTCCGGAAGACATACTGAGCATACCCTGACTCACATAATTCTATTGCAAAATATCCAGCAATTTTTGAGTCGCCTCGGCGGATAGCCTTTTGCATTGCAGATGTGGTTTCAAAAAAACCATAACCCCTGATTGTTCTTGGTTGCATTTATTATCCTTTCTTAACTACTTCCAGCATAACAGTTTACAACTTTCTTGTCAATTCATTTCTATCGTCTTTTTACTTTTACTGTAATCCTAATTACACTCTTTTGTGTTTTGACTCCGAGGTATTTTCCCCACCTACTTTGCAGCTTTTTAATTTCGCTCGTGTGTCGGGCGTCTGTTCTCGCCGTATTGTTGCCTCCGCTTCCTACAAACCTCTTATGTATCCAACAATATCTACCATCGACAAATACTATTCTTTCATTCAGCATTGATCTTAGACATGCATCTATATCAGCGCGTAAAATCAAGTCGTTATCCCACAGCGGACTTGTACCTACGACCCCCACGACTCCACCTACCCACGTGTTAAGCCCAATCGGATCAAACGCTTTGAACGAAAGAGGTCTTGCCATTTGCGTATAGCCAAATACCCTTACATTTGCATCTTTTGCGGCAATCGCCGTCCGTTCGAGTATCGCCATGCAATGCGAAGGTTCTTCAATACGCTGTTTGTGCAATCCGGTTTGATCGTAAACATACTCTATATCATCGTCAAGCATTACACAAATCCCATCGCTGACGTTTTCTACAATCCAGTTTCTCAGCATTCCAATGCCGGATATTTTGTCTGGGTGTGTTATTATCTTCGCACTACATACGTCCTCATACATTGCCTTTTCCGACTCTGCTACACAGACAATGGCATCAGGTACTAGCCGAAGCGTTTTTTCATTTATCGATGCACTCCGTCCCTTTGAAGGAATTACAAATTTCATTTATCTAGTAACTCCAAGAGGCGTTTACCTTTAACAACACGGCCAAGTCCGACCTTTTTACATTTCGCATTATACACGATTTCAACAGGTGTTATTCCTAACCGTTCACATGCATTGCTAAACTCGTTTGAGTTGTCGAATAGGAACATTATATAGTCGTAGCTTTCAAACGGTTGCAGCTCCATCCGTGGAATAATATCTTCGTTCAGACACCTTTCATCAGACAAAATCTTTAAAACATCAGAGTATCCGACACCGGACAATTCAATATCCGATATCGACGTTTCGATTTTTTTGAGTAGAGACTTCATTACTGCTGCGTCTACATCTGCTTTTTTGCCCAGTTCATTGTCTGCGTTCAGAAAAGCTAATTCAACCGCCTCACTTTCAAATTCCTGATAATCTACCGGAACATGCTTCCATCCCTTTGCTATTGCACAGGCAAGCCTCGCATGTCCTACAACTACCATATTTGATCTAAGCGAGACGACTATAGGGTGCCGCCATCCGTTTACGCTTATGTTTTTAGCCAAAAGGCGAAGCTGCTCATCCGAGTGGACATTTGGATTTTCTGGGTTAATTGTAAGAGTCCTCGGATCGACTAGTTTGTATTTATTACACTTGATTTCTGGTTCCATAATTTTTTTCTCCGTTACAGGTTATTTTGTTTACAG